TGAGTTCTAAACCTTGTATTAATGATTACTATTGTGTCGCAACACACTTTAGGAGATAATTAATCGTCCTTCTTAACTACTTGGTGTTGATATGAACAGTATCAACTGCAAGTTCAGACATACTACATCAATTGTCTGACCGCATGTAAATTTATAATCTAATATGATCGTTTTTGAGGAGACTCTGCACGATTGGTACTTGATTGACGAAATGCTTTGCAAAAAGACTAATAAGCGTATCCCGCCTTTTGTTGAAATTAACTAGATCCGATAATTTCGGTGTTTTAGGTGAACGGCCCTAAAACGTATCCACTTTATTCCTAGGTACTTTATTGTGCATTGAGAAGTCTCAATGTCGAGTGTTAGATCAGATTTAACATTTTGGAAGTTGCAGAATCCTGCAATGAGCCCGCTATTTAAAGCTGAGAAGCCATTTTATTCTCGTCTGCTAATTGCTAGCTTAAGGCTTAGCGTTTGTTTACAAACCTAGGTAGCTACTTTAAATAGATTGATTTACAAACAACTATGGACAAAATTACTAATTCTACTTTACCTAAAATTTTATTCATTCTACTTGTCCTGCTCACTGGCGTCAAATCTGATGCTGCACAAAATGTAACCGTTTTGCGTGAGCCTTCATGGGGAGAAACTATGTTTTACTTTTCATTGTCTATTTGTGCTGTTCTTATATCCGTTTCCATAGCTATGGCTATGCAGAAATGTATCGTGATATTTGATAAACGTTCTAAACAAACTGTTCGTTTGTTTGAAACTATTGGGGGCGAATACGTTCGTGCCTATATAAAATATCAAAAGATCCATTTGTTTTTAGGATTTGTGCAACTAGGAATGTCATTAGTTACTTCTTTAATTCCCTTGTTTGTTAAAAGTGTTGGAGGTGCATTTTCCCAACGCTTTAACCCGCAACCTCAAGCTTTTGAAGCTAAGCGAAAAGGTTCTCTTGTTGGAACTTTAGCTGATATAGCAAAGGTTGCTTTGTGTTTGATAGGTGTGCTTTCTGCTGTAACCTTCTTCACAACTGGCGAAACTCCTTTTTGGATTAAACGTACGAAAGAAGCTTTGAAAGATTTTACTTTCATTGGAAAAGCTTCTGAGTATTGTGAGTTCGCCTGGACCTCTGTTGTGAGGCTTTTTAAGCCTTGTGACTTTTTCTGCATGTGCATTTGTTGTCAAGCAGAATTTGATGCTGATTTAGATACTCTTTTGACTTATGAGACTAATTATGCATTAAGTGTATCCCCTAACCAAACTGCTCCTAAAATTACTCGTGCCAACGCTACAATACGTAATGTTTATCATGCTATGCATTGTTATGCACATCATAAACAAGATGTTGATAACTGTGATTTAAAGACTTTTGATAATTGTCGATTGCATTATCAGTTTTTACATAGGTGTTTGCAAGAACATCCTGGAACGTTTGATGATATTGATGACGAATTCCAAAGGGCTTTGCACGCTGCTCATTGTGATAACTTTTGTTCAGGTCTTTTGACTTGTGAAGCATTTTATCCTGTCTATTGGAAATTTGTTAAATCCGTTGTTAATCCACAGACGATGAAGTGCCCTGTTTGTAAGAAGTCATCAATTAAGAAAGGTATTTGTGCATATTGTGCGAATGCTATTGGTGTTTGTATTCGTTGTAAAGCGAAACCACAAGTCGAAGGATATTTAACATGTGATGGTTGTGATCCCATCCAAGCAAGTTGTCCCGAATGTAAGGAATTACCTTGTGTTTGTTTACACCAAAAAGGTAAAGAAAAAGTGGAGGAGTCGGCTCCTGTTCCTTTTGATGGTTCGAAATCAATTTCTGTAAAGGAAATACTTTCGTCCATTACGCCATCTACAGTAACACCTCCTGTTAATCCCTCCCCTGATCCGCTTCCTGTTTCCACATCGCCTTTGCCTGTTAATAGGATAAAGAGTCGAATGATTGTGGATGACTCAGATTGGGAATTAGAGACCGAAACTGGTTTAAAACCCGGTGAACGTCGTGCTTATATTGAGTCTGGTCCTCCTTTGGTTCAAGGTGAATGGCGTTGTTGTAATGACTTTATCTATCCTGTTGATGATACTTATGGTAATCATCGCAACGCTTGTAAAAGCACTCGATGTGAAGTTTGGTTGACCACTGATGAAATTGCTGAGCGCAGATCTATTGATCGCGCTACTTTTGAAGGATCAAAGGACCGTATTGATTGGTTTGACGTCAAGGTTAAGTGCCCCGAAAGAGCTATAACTGGTGTACGTCAAAATACTAAGAAAGACACTCCTAAAGTTTTATCATTGAAAAAGGATATTACTGCGAAAAAGGATATTGCTAAACAAGCTATTCTTCCGAAAGATTTCTTTTTGAAATTAGTTGAGTGGATCTTTCCAAAAACACCTGATGGTACTATTCCTCCTAAGACTTGGAAACAATGGTGTACTGATTTATATGATCACGCATTTTCTCTTGTAATTAATCATCCTTTAGCCAGTGCTGGTGTTTTTACTCTTCTGGTTAGTGTACCTTTGGCTACAGCAGTTTACTATTTTAAACAATCACATAGTGCTCCTACAGTTAATCCTGATTTGTTCTCACCTTTGTTTAAAGAAACTATGATTATGGAAACTTCTCGTCGCTTACTATCTGTTGGTGGAAATCAATATAATATTTATAGCGCTGATGATGCAACTATTGCTGATCCTAATGGAACTGGGCGCATACGCGTCAATTCTTCTGCGTTTAAGCAATATGTTGATAGCTTCTTTTCTCAGACTCAGGCTAAATCTTTGGATTTGCCATCTGATAAAGGTCATGTTAAAATTGTTCGTATTTCACGTGAAACTCGTGTTAAATGCAATAATTGTGGTGCAAGGAATTTAGAGGGTTTTCAATGCAAATGTTCTTATTCAGTGAAGCGTTCGGTTTTACGATCGGTTAAACGATTCACTAAAGAGGCAAAGCTTGCCGACTCTGAAGTTTTTTCACATTATGACCGTATAATACCTCGCGTATTTAATGTTCTTGTTAAAGTCGGTGATAAATTGGAATTTAGAAATAATGCATTTCTATGGGGATCTCGTATGATAACTACTAAACATGGTTTCACATCTGGAGAAGTGATCGTATTTTCGTCCGCGAACAATACTTTTGAGACTCGATTTGATAATCATCACAGTACAAGTCATAAAGATCTTATTTATTTTGATTTACAAGTTCCTTCAAGAATAGATCCTGTAAACCTTAAGAGCCCTAAGATCAATCAACAAGTTATGCTTGTTGCTTATCGTAAGGAAAATAATTATTCAAGTCCTAGTCCTTCAATTGGTCGAGTTATTACTCCCGATAATGAAAATATTTTAATGGCTTATAGTTGTTCTTCTGAATTTGGTTCTTGTGGTGCCCCAGTCTTATCTTCTGATAATTCTGTTGTTGGTATTCATGCAGCTGGTGAACCTGGAGTATGTAATTTCTTCATACCTTTCACCCCTGCATTAATTTCTGACCTTAAACAAAATTTTTAGATAGCCCCATTCTTCCTCATTCATGGATCAATATATACCTACCGCCAATTCCTGATTATGCAGAGTTAACTAAGTATATCTCACTTTACTCTACAAAGGAGTTTAAGTTCTCATCTTATATGGAACATAAACCTTCTTTGTATTACAAATATATTGATCAATTTCATTTAACGGCCGTAGGGTCTATTGATAAAGCTCCAAGAATGAAAAATAGACGTTTCAAAGACATGTATTTTTCAAACTATCTGCAAGATAAGCAAATTTCAATAGATGAAGAATGGGGGCTAACTAAACCTAACACCAATGCTTTTTACAAAAATCTCGCCAAATACCAAAAACATTCGCCAATCGATTATGATACGAACGCGAAAGATTTTGCGATTATGTGCATGCATCATCAATTTCACGGATACCTTAAAAATTCTGGATTAGAGTCTTGTGAGGACTCGGTTGCCAGACTTGATTTATCAAAATCTCCTAGTTTTCCTTTAAATGAAGAATACCCTACTAAGGGTGATCTGATAAAACATTTGGATTTGGTACAAATGTGTAAGGAACAATTTAAGACTCGTCTCTTAAATCCTGGAGCAGTTTGGATTACTGGTACTGCGCTAAAAGAAGAAGTTCGACCCATGGTCAAGCTTATTCTTGACAAAATCCGCTTGTTTGCACCTTCTTCAGCGGATTTTACAGTGTTGACATCTATGTTATGTGGGAAGTTTAATGATAATTTTACTGCATGTCATACTGTTACTGCTTCTGCAGTAGGAATTAATCCTTTCTATCGCGGATGGCATCGTTTGCGCTCCAAACTCTCTAAATTTAATAATTGCTTTGAGGGTGATTATTCAGATTTTGATTCTTCCCTTTCCAGTATGCTGTTATTTGAGGTTCTCAAATTTCGCTTGTTTTGTTTTCCTAAAGAAGAATTAACTGAGGACAACGTTTTACGTATGTACACTCTTTATTCTAATTTAGTTTATTCTCACATGTTGTTATGTGATGGTACTATTGTTAGAAAACATCAAGGAAATCCTTCAGGTTCAGCAAATACTGTTGTTGACAACACACTTATAAACTACATATCGCTCGCGTATTGTTGGTTCCGTCTTGCACCAGATGGACGTCGTACATATAACGATTTCAACAGTAATGTAGTGTGCACTTTGTATGGTGATGATAATACGGCTAGCGTTTCTGATGCAGCTTCCTTGTTTTTCACTCCTTTAGCCATTCAAAAGTGTATGCGCGAATTAGGTCTTTTTATCGAGTTTGAAAGTGATGACTTTGTTTCTCTCAATGAAGTATCATTTTTAAGGTCAGACTTCCATACTGAAATGTATGGTACGTATATTTACCACCTTGATGTTGGTAAGATGCAGACCACTATGCTTTATAGCGAGTATCCTACTGATCCTGTGATGTCGCTTCGTAGAGCATGCGGTATACGCAATGTTACCTGGTCTGATCTAAATTCTCGAAAGTTTTTCGCCGATTATATCGACTGGTTGATAGCAAAATTTGATCGAATTATGCTCAACGATATAGAATGGGTTGCAGCTAAGAGCGGTTATCTGACAGATTTTGAGCTCGCCGCACTTTATTTAGGATTAGAGAGTAAAAGACAAAAAGACTCTTTACCTAATTCCCCTTCCCCTTCTGAAAATGTTGGATATCCTTTTAAACATTTTCCACTTCTTCCATACTACACGTCTCCCGAATGTTTTCATTTGGGTCCACATGATTGTAGTCTTCACTCTTCCTCTGTTAATTGTTACTTGTTTACTGCTGATGCGCCACTTCCGGTGTCGCGTATGGTTCGTGAATCATTTGAGAAATTAAATGATTTTATGACTCCACTCATGTGGTATGAATATTCTACGCGAGTAGATGATAAACGAGAAAGAGTAAATTACTGGTTCACGTTATGGAATATTTGTTACCATCGTGAACATGACGACGTTGCTCAGCATTACACCAATCACAAGCTTATATCCGTGGAAGAGATTCCGTCAGGTATTTATGTTGACAATGAATTGATGAGTCATGATGACTATCTTGCCTTGCGCAAGAAAAATCATGATTATATCGCAATTCCTAAGCAAGCTCGTAATAGAAAGAAGAAGAATAATCAGAAAAGAAAAACTACTACTACAACCACCACCACTGTTCGTAAGCCAAAGCAAAAAGGTGGTGGCCGCGGCGCAGGTCCTCGTAAGCGCTATACAAATAGACGAGGAAAACAATCGAACAATAAGCAAAGAGAAACTGGACGTACTACTACTTCACGAACATTTACTGCTCCTGCAAATATTGGTACTATCATCAGAAGCTCAAAGAAAAGACGCTTTGTACGCATCGAACATTCTGAACCACTTGGTTATATTACTTCTAGCACAACTCCTGGTCTTTTCAAAGTTGATATGTGGCGTATTAATCCTGGCATGGTTCAAACCTTTCAATGGATGTGGAAGATATCACAGTGTTTTGACATGTACCGCTTTAAGTCCATTAAGATACGCTATGTTAACCGTGTTAGTTCTGCTCGTGACGGAGTTGTTGATATTGCTTTTGACCCTAATTCTGGTGACGTCAACCCTACGGGTATGGCAGAGATTCAAAACTTTGCTGAATATGCTGAAGGTGCCGTATGGCGTCCTTTTTCCTTTAGCATTCCACCTAAATCTTATATGGTTAAAGACTTATATGTTCGTGAAAATGGTACTTATCCTGCTGGTGAAGATGTTAAAACCTATGATCTAGGTAAATTGTACATTGCTAGCGAAGGAGCAGAAGCTGGTCTTAAATTGGGAGACTGTTTTATTGACTACGTCATTGAGTTTGTCTTCCCTGAAGCCAACAATCCAAACCCTTTTTCACCCGCTTCTTGGAATGGCAATTTCACAAGCTCCGGAGTCTTTCCCATTACTGGTGTAACTAGTCAAGATGGAACCCAAGGAGCACTTTGTCAGTATTCTGATGGTGTTATTTATGCTCCAGCACCAGGTCAATATGGTTTCGCGTACCGCCTCAACGCAACTGTTGGATCAACTATAACTAGCTTTGGGGGTATGCAGGAAGTTAACACTTCTGCTGCCTTAGTTAATTTGTATTCGTACAGTGCCACTTCTGCTACGGGCTTTATCGTTTTCCGAACTTCAGCCTCTGGATCTTGGGTACCAGGCGTTGAATTTAAAGATGAAGTCGTAACAGGAGGTACTTGGAATGGTGGTAATTGGTTTATGTGGCGTCTTTATTGGAGTGGAAGTGATTCCTCTTCTGATCTTGATAGAGAATTTAAAATGTTTAAAGCATGGAAAGATTCTCTCGAAACAGACACACTTTTATATCCTCAAAAGCCAGATAAGCAAGCATTAACGAAGATTATGCCTGCCCCCACCGTGAACCTTGATCAAATCCCTCCCTATGTTGACGATCGAATCACAGAAGAAGAGCAATCTTCTTCTGAGGAAGAGATCATTATTGAGAGGAAAAGGAAGAAGAAGGCTAATGAATCAAATACTTCTTCACCAGTGACACGTCGTGATTTATCACAACCTGTCCCTCAAGGTCCTAAATAAACATATCTTTGGGCTTTTCTTTTATTATTTCTTAGCCTGAAAAGAAATATGCAACTTACGGTTGCAAAGCCGCTTTTATGCATTGTAGTTAGTGCATAATCGTATGATATGACTACATATCTCTCTAGGCGTAGATAGATATTACTGCCTTCGTGTATTCGAAGGAAATTGAGCCCCGTGTAATCGGGGCATTAAAATGAAAAGACGTTTTAAAATGTATAAATGCTTTTCTTTCATTGCCAGCGCCTTCTGGCATTTTATTTTCCCTCCCGGGTGTATTCTTGGGTTTAATCCTAACCGTTTCTTGGTAATTTGTGTATTCGAATTCGACGGTTTAGTATTGAACTGTCACGATTCTTT